TTATTGGTCCAAGTTCTATCGTGTACAGATTCCCGCTGCTAACAAATTACTCAATCAATATCCTGCGGTAGTAATCATTAATGCTTTGCGTGATCGTCGATGTTGGAAGATTGAATCTTTACGTGCTAAATGGTTATTAGAACCACTTCTTAAGGAGAAGATGTTAGAATATGAGGCTCAGAAGAAAACTACGTTAAAAACCACAATGGATAAAACATCAACTGTTCAAAAACCACGTCAGAAATCTGGTAAACAATCCATATTAAATAAACTTAGGGAATTAGACAATGATAAGACGGGCATCTGATAGGGTATCACGTGGATAAAGAAATAGCGAAGAAATACGGGAAACTCGCAGTAGTCTCTGGTGAAGATTTTGTAAGTCTGGAGCGTGAGTGGATACCAATTAGTCCTGCTCTTGACATGATTACTGGTGGAATTCCTGGTGGAAGTTATGTTATTTTAACAGGAGATCAAAAATGCGGCAAGACAGTTTCGGCATTACATATAGCTAAAAATGCTCAAAAACTTGGCAGAAAAGTTTTCTTTTTTAATATTGAAGGTAGAATTAAAAAAAGGGATCTGGAAGGCATACGGGGGCTCAAATTAGATAAAGAACACTTTGAAATTATACGATCATATCGTGATCCAGATACAAATGAGAGTCGCATACTCCTTGCTAATGAATTTTTAGAAATTGCGGAATATTACATTCATACAGTTCCTGGTGCAGTCTTAATTTTAGATTCTATATCTATGTTATTAACCGAAAATGAACAAACTAGTGATATAGAACAACAACATCGTGCTCCTGGTGCTAAGCTTATGGCCAATTTTTTACGCAGAATGTCTAATGTAGTTCCAGTGAACGATACAATCGTTATTTGTATACAACAATTGATAAGTAATACTAGTGGATATGGAAAAACCAAAGTACGTAGTGGGGGCCGCAAGATTAGCTATGCAGTAGATATAGACTTAGAGGCTAAAAAGGTTGTTCCATTGACAGATAATAATGATTATCAATATGGGCAACAGGTAACGTGGGTAACAGGGTCAACCGCCTCTATTGCACCAGGCCAAAAAATTGATTCAACCATTCGCTATGGAATTGGCATTGATGAAGTGATTGAGACTATTGATATTGGTTTAGCTATGGGGTTTCTGGAGCAGGGTGGAGCATGGTTTAGCATGCCATATATGGAATCCCACATTCAGGACAATTTTGATATTAAAAACTATAAAACTCAGGGGAAGCCTAAGTTATATCAACGTTTAGTGGATAACCCAGAAGAACTCATTGCATTACAAGATGACATTAAGGGTTTAACAAAATGAGAGTGATAGGCTTAGACAATCAAGAATATAATTGGCCACCTAAGGGGTGTAGGGCTCGTCCACAGTGTTCTGAATTACACGCAAGAGCCCGTAATATATTGCATCAACTATATCCCACAATGGCTATTCTAGAAGAAGTTACAATACCTGGTTCTAAATTAAAGATAGATTTGTATATTCCAACATTACAATTAGCAGTGGAGGTACAGGGACAACAACACAGTGAGTTTACCAAACACTTTCATGGTAGTCAACGGGGATTTTCCCGTGCTAAAAATAATGATAAACAAAAACGTAGTTGGTGTGATACACACGGGATCAAGTTAATAGAACTACAATATGATAGGACGGATGATGAGTGGACAACAGATATCACAAACTCCGATTGAGGCAAAAGTTCAACAAATACATAAAACAATATCAACTTATTTTGATCAAGTAAAATTGGGTAAATTAGTATCATCGAATGAAGTTGAACACTATATGACGCTCAAGGCTGATGAGAGAAGGAAGTTGAATTCAAGAGAGGCCGCCGAAGCCTCTCTAATTTTATCTCAACAGGCCGCTTATATTCAGGCAGAAATTAATAGGCACAAAGCTGTGGCCGAGTGGTGTAATGAACAAATAGATGGTATTATTAGTAAGATAATTCATCAATATGGAACACAATACACGTCTAAGGAATTGAAACGCAAGATGGTTATTTTAGATTCTGATACAGCAACGAAACTAGAAACAATTAGGATAGAAGCTATGTTACGTGTTAATTCTTTAAATTATTTACCACCATATATACAAAATGTTGCCCATAGTTATGAAATATTGACACGCACACATATTGGAAGGGAAATGACATGAAATTGCCAGAAGTTTTAAAGACTGGTATCATTAATAGTGATTGGAATTTGATATGTCAGGCATATACTGCTATTACGGGGGAGCCAATCACTCCTCCCAAACAAGAGACAAATTGGGCAGACATAGATATTCCAATAGCGGATCAAAAACCAATTCATGTTGCCCACACACTGGATAAGTTTCCAGATGATATTAAGAAAATTTTACAACGTGATACGCAGATTGACAACGCTTTGGCAGACAGTTTGGTGCAACCAGATCCAGATTTAACTAGGCGTGGTGAAGATGTGTGTTCTGGAGAAGATATTGATCCAAAAATGAAAGATTTTGTGTCCTCGGCTAAAAACCCTGATAGTCCAATTAATAATAATGGGAGGGCTAAAAAACAAAAGATATTGAATGGACCACGTAAAAATTTGTTCGATGACAATTTGGATGTAGCAGCAGATGAGCGAGCCGATTTACATCCACAACTTGGTGTTACACCTAAGCCACGTACTAACGCACGTAAAACTTCTAATATTGATGTAGTTTGTAGTCTGTGTAATAAGACGGAGTCTGTATCTCCCACACTATCACATGGATATAATACAGATCCTAATCATAATGTATATAAATGTAATGCATGTTGTTCGTCTCGCAGAAGAAATGAGTAACAAAAATAAGAAAACATCCAGAGAAAGAAAAACAATAAATGGACAAATTAGTTGATTTGCCAGCAGAACGTGCCGTGTTAGCTGGAATATTTCAATATGGAGAAGATATATATTTAGATGTTGTTGATTTAATACAGCCATCTACGTTTACAGATGATACTAATAGAGCAATTTATAAGTGTTTTAAATATTTATTTGAACAAGATGTTCATGAACTTGACCAAGCTTCAGTGATGAGTGCAGCTAGTGCCCTGAAATATGAAGAGTTGTTTTCTAATCCTCAAGAGTTAAGTTATATTCGTAGTGTGTTTAATGGAAATATAAAACAAGATAATATAATAAAATGGGCAGCAAAGATTCGTAAATTAGAAATTGCTCGCCTGCTACAGGAACAGTTACGATCAGCTAATTGTGATATAGAGGAGATTTCTGGTGATGAACCTATAGAACAAATTATTGGGATAGCCGAAAAAGCTATATTTGACTTTTCCACGTTGATTCAGGGTGATGATAGTGAGCCCCGATTAATGGGTGATAATATTGATGAGTATCTTGATAATCTTGAAGAAAATCCCGTAGATATTGTTGGTATCTCTAGTGGAATGCCCTATTATGATCAGGCTATTGGGGGAGGATTTAGAAGGAAGACGGTTTCGTTGGCTGGGGCTCGTGCCAAAACTGGAAAATCTATGTTAGCAGTAAATATTGGACTTCATGTTGTTAACTTGGGCATCCCTGTTTTATTTTTAGATACAGAAATGGTATGGGAAGATCATATTAGTAGAATGCTTCCTAATAGATGTAAAAAAAACGGACATCTCATTACAATTAATCAAGTTGAAACAGGAAAATACACTCATAATGATGTGATGCGTAATGCCGTAAGATCTGCCGGTGATGAATTAAAAAACCTACCCTTTTATCATAAGAATGTATCGGGGAAGAGCTTTGAAGAACTTATTGCAATTATGAGAAGATGGATACATAAAAATGTAGGACAGGACGAAAATGGAAACACTAAAGATTGCTTAATTATTTATGATTACCTAAAGTTAATGTCTCCAGATGGTATTTCAAAAAGCCTACAAGAATATCAGTTAATGGGCTTTATGACCACGACCCTACATAATTTTGCAGTTCATCACGATGTCCCCATACTAGCTTTTGTTCAGTTGAATAGAGACGGTATTGATAATGAGACTAGTGCGGCCTTCGCCCAATCAGATAGAATCCTATGGTTAGTTACAAACTATAGTATTTTTAAAATAAAAAGTGCTACTGATCGTGCAGAAACAGGTCCTCAAAACGGAAATCGCAAATTAATCCCCATTAGTGCTAGACATGGGACTGGAATAGAGGATGGTGATTATATTAATATTATAATGGAGGGGGAATATGGTACCATTACTGAGGGAGAAACTCGTAATAATTTAATGTATAAAAAGACAGGTGCTTCTATTGAAGATAGTATCCCATTTGGTGATATAGATGATGAATTACAACGACCCAGCACGTCTAAATGAGTTGGTTGCTCAATCTTGCTTAGTAATTGATGAAATAATGGTGGAATTAGGAGTGACATGTAGGCGTAATATAAAAAGAATATATGGTACATGTCCAGTGCATGGTGGTGATAATCCAATGGCCTTTAACATGTATCCAGATGGTGATCAAATTGGTGGTATTTGGGTATGTCACACACACC